AGCCCATCTTACTACTGCTGCCTCGTCAATTACCAGAAGAGAAAGGGATTCCGAACGACCGGCTTCGGATGATGTCGGAATAGATTCAATAAATGACCCATTATCAAATTCTATCATGGAAGCAGAACCGTATTCTCCAGCTCTACCATTGATTATGGGAGTTTGAAGGTACCATGGAAGATTCTTGTACATGAACTTAATCTTCTTAAGCACCTTCTTAGCAGTTGTGTCTTTGATAGAGATAATGTTTATCTTTTTGTTGGGATGGTACATCGCCAACCAAAGACAGTACATAGAAATAAGTTCTGTAATTCCTGCCTGACGGAATTTGAGAATGATATTGAATCGTTGGGCAATGAAATTGTAGAGAACAGATTTCTGAAAGGGGTATAAATCGAATCTTACCTTTCCTCTTACTGGATGTATCACATAGCAAAAAAGGCTAAAAAAGAAAACATCACTAGAAACTCGGGATAAGTTTGATAGCTCTTCTCGAGTTAAAGTAGTTCTAGTTTCTGAGATAGTCTTTGCCATATCTAAAAGTTATACGTTATTTGAAATTCGATGTCAGTACCTATACCAGATTTTATCTTCGGGTAGTAAAAGGTATTGACTCCGAATTTGTAATTAAATCTCTTAGTCTTGATTGAAAGACCAGCTCCCATATCGAAGAGATTATTGAAAGGTCTATATTTGCCATAAACGTATGGACTAAGTGATAACCTTGCAACTTTCTTTCGAGTTAATTGACCTTCATACCAGTTGTAGTTGTACTTATCTAAGTCGATTGGGAATAATCTAGTTGAATAAGTGTTAGTCTCCTTATTGAACAGACTTAAGTTCAACTTATCTTTCTTCAAAACAATTTGAACCAGGGAATCTTGGTTACTGATAACTGGCTGCCTTAGCATGGAATCAGGAAAGAGAGTTGGCTGCTTATTATCATGAACTAAGATTTTACCTGGTTCAACTTTTTCTGAGTACTTCTTCTCTGGTTTGAAGGGTTTCTCTGTGTATACTGTATCTGGGATTTCATTGACCGCTAGTTCCAGGGAATCAACCTCTCGAGAAAGTTTGTAATTCCTGAAGCAAAGGTAAATAGTAAATCCTAGAAGTACAATAAACAAGGCCCTTTTTAAATTCTTCATGGTAATTTCGCTTTTAGTGAAACTCTGGTACTCACTCGTTTCCTTGTTTTCCCTTAACAATCCCTTTCTTACCTTCAGAGTTGATTTATAGGATTATAGCTTTCTTTACCAGAAAGCACTTTCCTAAAAAAGAAAAACTTAATAAAAAGAAAAAAGGGTTTTCAAACAGCTCAATTTAGCTCATTTTGATGAGTCAATTTTCTTTAGGCATTTTTTGAACCAAATCCCTACCTCATAAACCGAACCCTTGGCAATTGTGTACCTTGCCTTGTTAAGCCAATAATGGTAATCCTTAAAATCACCTTCGAAAGTATTACTATTTTTGTGAAGGTAAATTTCGAATTTATCGGGGAATCCCATAATTGCCTTGAAATCCTCTATTCCCAGAGGATAACCATCGGGTCTGAATTGCCTATCTGCAGGTCTGAGAGTTAAGGGGGGTTTATCATACTCCAATCGATACACTCCTGGAAGAGTACTCATCTTTGCAGTTTTGATAGGCCACTTCTTTTCATCCTTGAAATCCCTAACCCAGAGCCTATGTATCTTTGCTACTGTGAGATTCTTCTTTTCAGGAAGCTTCCGATAATCATACATTGCCAGAGTCTTACTCATAAAGGGAATCTGGTTAGTATTATTTTTCTGAGAGAATGTGAGTGGTTTAAGTAAATTTCTAGTAGTTGTTGGAGTTTTTACTTGAAATACTTCATCAAAAGCATTCAAGTATTTCTTACCAGTCTTTTTATGTACTCCAATGATGAGTAATCGCTTCCTTGACTCCTGGGAGTTTCCGTAATCTAAAACTGACCTTTCGTGAAAAACTAATTTATAGTCTTTGAATGTTTCCTCAAAGAAATCCTTGGGAAGCAGTGTTAGCAGTCTTGGTAGATTTTCTATAAGAAATATCTTAGGTTTATACTTGAGTATTGATGCAATTACTAGATTAAGACTACGGTTATCTTTTGGATTGCCTAATTCTTTTACTTTAGATAACCTCATTACTGAGGCTGCTCCACAATCGGGGCTTGATATAATTATGTCTACTTTCTCATTGAATTCTTGTAAACAAAAGCCCTTATAGAACGGTATATCCCCAAAGTTTAATTCCCATTGTTCTTCGCCTGGAGTGTGGAATACTCCCCTTATCTCTATGTTCCCTAACAAATTTTTCTTAAAAGGGAACAGGAGTGCACCCTGTCCAGCGCACACTCCCAATACCCTTAGTTTTTTCATTTCTTGTAGCTTCTCAATTTAATGTACTTAATCCAAGCAAAGGGCTTACGGTCTTCCAAGTAACTCAGATTCTTATCATTGTTGTGAGCTTCTTCTTCGAAACTTACATCATGGTATCTTTCATTCTGTTTATTCCACTTGGCAAAGCACAATATGATGAAATATTCGATGATATACCAAAGGTAGAAGAATCCAAAAGTCAGAGCCACTACCCACCAAAAGGATATACCAAATGATAACCAGAGTATGATACCAAGTATCAAACCCGCTATACTACACTCAATCTGTTGTATCTGATGAATACATTCATGATTGATATCATCAGGTTTACACTCTTCTACTTTGTGTTTAAAGAATGAGTTATACACCAGAGTAATTGCTTTGTAACTGGGGAAAAGAAATACTTTTGCTACCCAGCTGTTAAAATGACATCTTTTCATAATTTATCTTTGAAGTTTTCGTAAGCATTTCTTAGTTTTTGGTCGTAGGCATTCTGGGCATACCCGGGACCATTATACTTCTTGGCAAAGCCAGCCCAGTCTTTTGCTTTTAGTTCTTTTAAACAACCCGAATTATACATAAAGTGATACATCAATTCCAGTTGATTTGCATGAGATTCTGACACCTTGTGAACGAAATCATAGACATCTTTACACCCACAGAGATGGTGGTTGAATCCCATAATTTGGAACATTCCCCAACTTGCAGACTTCAATGCACATTCTTCATCAATTTCTTTGGCTAATTCGAGTCTCTTATACTCGTGTACACCTCCCAAATACTTCGATTTATCCCATTTAGGGAAGAAAATCGTAGAATATCTCTTACAAAGGTAAGCTAAATCTCTGTCAGGGAATTTCTTATGTACTTCTTTGTACATAATGTGACCCTCAAAGAGGATTTGAGGCCTACCATCAGCTAAAAACCCATCTCTACCTGCTGCTTCTACCAATTGAACAGCTTTCAATAGAGCAGGTTCTAGACCTAAGCGAATAGCAAGGTCTTTAATCATTTCATTTGTTAGTTTATCCATAACTTATCAGTTTTAATGGTTCAATTTTAGTAACAAAAGTATTGCTTATAACCCATTTTCAATATGTTTAGAGGTTCTATTATCATATATAACTTATAAAATAATGCAATATGGACAAGAAAAATGAGTGCCAGATATGTGGCAAACCAATTAATTTAGAGGAATTCGATGAAACTAGAGAGATTCCCCAACTTATGGCAAGAAAACAAGTTTGTTTTAAATGTGCTTTTTGGTTTAATCGATTAGCTTATGATAAAGAGCTTGAGAAAGAGGGTAAAATTGCGGTAATTACTCCAGATTATTCTCACTGGGTAACTAAAATTCCCGGAAATATTTTAATGGTGCCCTCGGCTTTTGGCGGTATTTACCAAACTAAACTCCAACCAGTAAACACTCTGGGAGTTATTGATGAAGACCGAGAGAAACTTTTCATTATCCGTTATAATAACATCGCTCACCAAGGCACTATACCAGAACATCTAAGAGATGCTTTTAAAGTAAATGGGGTATTTCTATCTCCACAGGAATACAAAATGCTAGAAGATTATCGGGGCAATGCCTATGAATTTATTAAAAATATGATTGATAATGCAATAAATAAGAAATAATTTCGTATATTTGCATAAAGAAAAATTCTTAATAAATAAAGATATGAAAAAAGAAAAGAAAGAAATCAAAAAGCTCAAAGAGGGGGATGAGGTTCTCTTCACATTATCGGGAAGACCCATCATTGAGAAAGTAACAGTAGAATCCATCGATAAGAAAGGTGGATTTGCAATGCTCAGTAACCGGGTAAAAGTTGCAAGAACCTTAGGTCCTGATAATACATATCCAAGATTGGATGGGCAAAAGGGGGAAATTCTTCCACTCACCGAAGAAAATGAAAGAGTATTCCTTGCATACAAGGCCTATTTCTCAATCAAGAGAAACATAGAACTCCTTGATAAGGAAATTAGAAGTATGAAAGATTCGAAAGCTTTCGATATGATGATTGAATTTGATAAGAAGCTAACCAAGATAGTTAACAAATACTTCAAAGAACAATGACTACTGTATTAGCAATAATTTATTTGGTATGCTTACCGTTCACGGTATTTTTTGTAAGGGCTTGCTTGGATTATTTACCCTATACTCACAAAATACACTCTCTCGTTTTATTCATCTCGGTATGGATAGTATTACCTCTATTTCCAATTTATCTATTAATCAGATACATAAAATACAAATTACTATGAGATACTTTTTTGACAGAGATGGTAATTATGCTGGGTCATCAATGCAAGGGTGGGAGATTCTTCTCCTACTCTTATTCCCAATTACATTAATAATCTTCTTCGTATTCTTACCTTTCTTCATATTATATAAGTATAATTCTAGAGAAGAAGATAAAAAATACGAAGAAGAACATCCAGAAATACTAAAAGTAGATTCTTATATTACCTGCTGGTATCCCTGGCATAGATATTCTGTTGCATATACACTGGCTCTTATATTCTGGGTAATTGCTTTTATAATGGGAACATTAGATTAAACTCCCCAATAGAAATTCAAATCTAATGGATACTTTTCAGTGGGATTAAATCTACTAGAAAGTACTATGGTACCTTGACTACTGGAAGGAGGAGTTGAAATTTTTTTAAGAGTATAGGAACCCAATCCAGTTGTGCTTGTTGTAAAGTATTGGTTATCGGGTAGATTGTAATTAGGGGAAAAAGCATTACCATTCTTATCAAGGCAGGACCAAGACAGTATGTGAAAATCATTTCCGGGGTATATAGGAGAAATATGGACATTAATCATATTTCTATTTTGATTTACTATCCAATTCCTATATAGGGTACCATTCTTATCCACATCCATAGATCCATTTTCGCCACTAATATTGGTAGTAACATTAAAAAAAACACCCATGTCTATTCCACTGGCGAGTTTAGGATTAAAACGTATTTCCCAATATTCAAGAGTAGGTTCCTGAGTTACTGTGAGATTGATTTTGTTACCAGATTCCTCCTGGTCAAATATCAGAGTAGTAGACCTTGAGGACCCAGTATTTTCTGAATAGTTAATTTTTACATCTAAGTAACCATTTCCAACGGTAACTCCTCCCCAAGTAGCCCAACTTACGGAGGCTGAGCCCAAAGTACAAGAGAGTATAGAGGTTGAAACTACTTTGTCATTTACCAGTTTCATTTTGAGGGAAGTGATACGGTAGGTTACAGTACCACCTTTTGAAGATACAGTATCTGTACCTGTATCTGTAATTGCACGTGCTAGTTTGAATAATGTTTTTTCTTCCATTCTTTATAAGTTTTTGGTTTATAGAAAGAACTTTGATATTGTAATCTACCAGAGGGATAAGGGAGATGAGAGCCAGGGATATTTGGTCTCTGGCTTCTTTGTGTGTTATGTGGGCATGTGTGTGGTGTGGGATATCTGGGCATGCCCTTATCACGAAGAGTGATTTTTGTGGGGTACTAAAATATGTAATTTGCCTTCAAGGTACCTCTTAATGCGAAAGCCTAAAATTTCCTGGTACTAAAAGGGGCGTACGGTTACGTTAAATTTAACATTTAAAAATAAAAAGTAAGGGACAAACATTTTTATTTGTCCCTTTGTTCTCTAATTATCTATTAAATGATTACTTAAATTTTCTTTAAATTGTTCATTTAAACAATAACATAAGTATAATAAAAAAGTTTTAAAAGAAAATTTTTTATAAATTGTATATTCAACTTCATTTAAATAGTTCATGCTTATTTGTTCAATTAATAGAAATTGCTCTGCATTAATTAATTGAAAAGTTTGCACGTCAATAATAGTAGATATTATTCTATGATTTGACTTTAAAAGAATATAAACTACATATAAAGCACTAACAAAAACAGCTAATAAGATAACAAACAAAATTAATAACATAATAATTTATTTTTATGAATAGGGAGTAAAATTTTACTCCCTATCTGATTTTCTTTACTTCATTGATTTTTTTTCACGATTTCGAGACCTTTTATTAATATCGCTTTCTTTTCTTCTTTAGTGTTTTCGCTTGCAATTGAAGAAAAAGAAAAATCGTTTATTACATAGACTTGTTTATAAAAGTCTATAAAGCTATCAATTAGTTTTTTATCTGCATTCGTTGCAATCGTAGAAAGAAAATTAAAAGTAACATTTCTAAACTTTTTTCGCAAAGATTTGATTTGCTTTTCGTTTGCTCCCTCAAAAAGTTCTTTTTTATAAATTTCTGTTTTTGTCCCTAAAAAAGTTTTAAAAAGACCCGCGTTTTTTTCTTTTACGCTTTTCAATACGTCTAAAGCAATTAAACTATTTGCTTTGCTGTTTGCACTTGCTTTTTCTGCACTCACTTTATTTACTTTTGTTGTCATAATAAAAACGCTTGAATATTTTATTATTATTATTTTATAACCTTTTTGATAGATATTCAAGACTTATTAAACTATCTCATAAGGTTTGTTTCATTTCTGTATTGCAAATATAAGAACTATTTTTTAATCTACAAAATTTTTAGAAAATTATTTTCTTAAAAAGTTTTAATTAAAAATTCATTCAAATATCACTTTGTTTTTCTCACATTGCAAAGATACGGACTTTATTTTAATCTACAAACATTTTCAAGAAAATTTTTTGAGAAAATGAATAATTTTATTTTCAAAATTATTTTTGTGAAAAATTCATAAAATAGAAAATATTGTGCACTTAATATTTGCACTTAATTTTGGGGGTTCACAAGGGTAATCTTCACACGCCTTGTAGTGGGCATATATGATATGTATATGGATAATCCTATATGGCTTATGCCTGTCCTCTTGAGGGTGTATTATATACCTGTATATTGAAGGCCATTAATCGACTAAGGTGATAAAGAATTAAGGCCGATTAGCTATATCCCTATTATTGCCCTCTATAAACCTATTAGGTCTTAATTCAATAAGGCTATATAGGGACTATGGTAAGCCTATAGAGATTAGGATAGCCTATAAGGGCTTACTAAGTTAGCGTAAGTAAAAACCCAGAACCTTAGTTAGGCCTGGGCTTAGGTACACCTAAGTTAGCGATTAGGCTTCTGCAATTTAGGTTCTCATTTGATTAGGGATTTTAAAAGGTTGATATTTTGTTCGGCATTCTCGTAAAGAGTTTCTGGTTCTTCGAGCAAGTCAATGTAATAATCAATTAGTTCTGCATGTTCTTCCTCGTCGAAGCAATCCTGATAATGTTGTAATTGAGCCAGGATTAATGGTTTGTATTTTTCCTGTTCAAGGATAAGGGTTGCACCGTAGAGTACCATGTCCAGTTCATCTACGTTATAATCGAAATATTGGTCATCGCCGCCTCTGAGCAAGTCCATTTGATTTGGGATTTCCATTAGGTCGAGTTCTAGGGATTTCTTATCGGAATAAGTATATACCCAGAGCATTTCGAGTGAAGAATCGGATATTTCCTTATAGTTGGGGTCATCCTCGGCAATTTCGAATTCATATGAATTCTGAGCATGTGACATAGGCATGGAGCCTTGAATAGAGATAATGTGATAAGGGTTTCGTGCAATGATTAAAGCAAGGATTGAGGTAGATTTTAATATATCCATAATTTTTAAATTTTATTGATTAGTATTTTTTTTTAATTTTGATATGCAAATATAAAGACTTTATTTTAATTATGCAATAACCCTAATTACCTTCGTAGGTTATTAAGGGCCTTGAATTATATTTGCCTTAGTCCTCGGGGCCATTAATGGAGTAAGGCCATTTACCTTCCCTACCTATAACATTATATAATACCTAATGGCTCTCGGTAATCTAGGTACCCCTAAATCACAAAATTGTCCTAGAATACAAAAGTTAATGCTAATATAAATACTAAGCAAATAAATTACATACTTACTAGGAATATTACCTAAATATGCCCCTTGAAGGCCTTAAATCCTATAAACCCTTTAGCCCTAAAACCTAACAAATAATTTGCCTTGATTACCAAATCTTATTACCTAACCCCAACCAATACTTATTATATAATACATAATATAATAACTTGGTGAAGGTAATCAAGGCTAATTAGTGATGGCCATTAATCGACGATGTACTAAAGCTATACTACCTACATACATAGAAGCTACATAACATATCTGTATTATATAATCCCCTACCTTCGAATTACCTTGAATGCAATCTATAATATAATACATATAAGGGTACTCAAGGCAATCGGATTTAGAGGCCATTAGGGGACGAAAAATTATCATCACATAGGCCTTTTTGAGTTTGCCTTTAAAGTGTGTAGTAGAGCTATATGGTATAGTGGCTATATAGTGAGTTGAGTGGCTTTGTATAGTAGAGGGGTTATCACTTGCCTTGTTTGCCTAAATCCCCAAAACCCCCGGCGAGGTACCTTGATATATGTATTAGGTATTATTATATTAATAGATGGTATATTAGTTATAGAGGGGATAGGTAGATATTGTACCTTAGTTAGCGTTAGTATGATTTTGTTTTGTTTTTGTGTTGGGGTAGTGTGGGAGGTACCCGGTATTTATTCCAGGTACCTTGTGGGTATTTATTCGATTAGGTATACCTGTATGAAGGCATATACTAAAAGGATTATGATTAAATTCATTCTGTAGATGAATTTCTTTGTTAGGTAGGCTTCTTCATTTAGGATTAGAAGCCAGATCGTTACGATGAGTAGGATTAGTGATTTCATAATTTTTAGTATTATTGTATGTATCTTAGTATAATCCTATATGTGTAGGATACCAGGATTAGTGATGAGGTGTATAGGGTTAGGATTATTAGCTGTGAGATGATATACCTTATTTTGTTTGTTGGGTGGGTATGCTTGTGGGCTTGGTATATTTTCTCATTTCGTATGAGGGTTAGAATGGTTCCTACGGATAGGATTATTCGGATTATGTGATAGAGGATATTCATGGTAGTGATATTATATCGATTATGGTTATATCTCTTAGTGGGATTTGTAATATTTCTCTTATTTGTAATCTTATGTGTTCGGAGTGGAGGTGGTTGTTGTTTATCTCTTGGTTGGGGTACCTTAGATATGGGTTAAGTTCCTCAGTTCTGTATGGGATTACCATTTCCTCTGTGAATCCCTCTGTGTATTCTTTAGTGTGACCTGGTACCTCGAAAGATACCAGGAATTTTCCTTTTGTTAGCATGACTCTAGTTCATTAGTTAGGATTTGGATATCGGTATATTGATTCATGTATTCTCTTTCTGAGGATATGTCTAAGCATTTACATGCTATATAGTGACCGTACATTGATATACCTGATTTATAGCCTTGGTCTTCGTTTAGGAAGTTAGCTAATGGTATTCTGTCTACTGAGCATACCTTTTGTTGTCCTGGTAGGGTTTCGGAATCTGTATATCCTACAAAGTCATAAGTATCAGTGTTATCGGT